GTGCAACAACAACTTACAACTCGATGTGGCGCTGTCGTAGCGGAATCGGCGACTGGATGTAGCCATTGCGAACGAGGTGGTCATGGAAGTCGCGCGCGACTTGATAGCCGCGGGCGACGCCGTTGACCACAGACACACCTGCCTTGTAGACGCGATGCGCGGTGTCAAGAAACTGGTCGCCCTGGCTAGACGACATTGAATCCGTCTTGCCACGGGCGGGGTCACCGATATACTCGATGATCGCAACCGCCTCAACATTGCACTTTGTCGTCGTCGAGCTGGGATCAACGACGATGCCGCCAACAGAGCGGCTGGTCGTCATTGAAGCAGTGTACTCGACCTCAGACGTGTACGCGCGCGGGATCCACACAAGTGTGTTCGGCTTGCCATTGGCCATGACGAGATTATGCGTGTCGTCAAACGCCATGATCTTGGCCGCGCTGTAGCCAGCGAGAGTCGAGTGGTTTGGATGCGTCATTGCCATGTACGAGGCGCCCTCGTTCAATTTCGTCGTGGCAGACGTCACTCGAACCGCGGCAAGCGCGACGCGAAACATGACCTGGCCATCGGCCGTGCCGAGCTCGGACTCAGTAAACGGGGCGTTCGAGTCATGGTCGTCAGTGCCCGTGTCGCCAGGCGTCGGAACTAGCAAGGTGGCGTAGCTCGAGTTCGACGTCGTCAACGGTGAGACCGTCGGGTCGCTGACCGCCATCAACAGCGGGGCGAACGAGAAGCCACCAGCCTTCGGCGTGCTGCCGGTGGTCAACGACGTCTTGATCCACACTTTCACCTTCTGAGAAGTTTGAGTGCTGCCCGTTGGTAGACCACACAGATCATTCGAACCAAAAGGATCAGCCAGCAAGTCAGCCCAACGCGTACAACACGCGTCGATGGCAGCTGATACACCCCCAAACTTCTCGCTAAATCCGATTCGAGGCGCTCGAGCACGACGAGCAACAACGGCACCTGCGTTTCGTGACGCAGGAGGGCCTCGTCGGGCAGATTTGGCTCGTTTTGCGGCGAGCCATCTGTTGGCGAAAGCAATGCCATTGTTCTTGACAATACGCTCGAACTCTTTGCGCTCTGATTCGGCCACACCAGCGTAGCGTGGCATCGGTAACAAGTTTTGTTAAAGCACCTGGTGTGTTCCCTACCATCGGTGCCGCTCCATATTGTAACCCTGAAGCGGCACGCACCCTCCCGTGAACACACTATTACGCGAGATCGATCGCGGCCATTATCTCGACCTCGGGAGAGTCGAGCATAAATGGCAGCGTCGTCACGCGTTTGAGGTCACGCACAAACGCGGCCTCATCCGCCTCCGTCAGACCGTAGCGACGGTAAAACCAGTCCCACGTGTCGGCGGTAGGCTCGCCAGGTGTTTTGCCCGGCGAGACCTGCCAACGACGCGAAGGCTTGGTAAGGCGGTATTTCTCCGGCACAAGCTGGCTCACGTGGTCAACATACTTGCGCAGGAACGGGACGAACATGAAGTCCCGGTATGAGTTCATGGCACCCGCAAAGTCACGCCACATCGCCTCCTCACCGACGAAGCGGAGCGACCAGCCCATCTTCTGCATCTGTCGTCCCGGCAGTGGATACCAGTACATGACGCCATCGACGGGCATAAACGCGCCAGACAGGAAAGTGGCACAGGCTGGGTCGCGGTGTATAGCAACCTTGAGCGTGTAGCCGAGGCGCAAAACCTCGGCCTCAACGGTCTCAGCCAGGCGGCGCACTGACATGCCTACATTGGCTTTCACAGTGTCCTCCACGACACTGGCCACCAAGTCGGTCTGCAGTGAATTGCCACCAGTTGTGTCCCAGTCGCCCGAGCGCGTACGGTCAGGGTGAGTGTATCGGATGCCGAACTCACGGCTACGGCCCACAGTCACGCGGCCGGCGTGCTGCGCATGGCGGGCAATCGCACGAGGAATCGGACCGCCAACCGCCTCGTAGTATGCCCACTTAAACCAGCGAAACAGCCAGTGCATATGCGCATCATGGCGCTCGCCATCACCCTCAATGACGAGGCCACACGCGACGACCAATTGATCATCGCCGCACGTAGCGCGGCCGCGTGACAACAGCGCGCGATAATACCATGCGCCGAGTGACGCAGAGTCAGCACCACTCGCCAGAAAGACGTCGCCGTTGACGTAAGTGTTAGCCTTAATCGACTCCCACAGGTTGAGGTACCACGGACCGCCAACGACATTGTAGTAATCGGTGGCGGCAGTGATGCAGCGCGGGTCATACTCTTGCTTGGACCAGCGCATAATCTTCTCAACCTTCACAAATGTGTTACGGCGTTCAACGACGTCGTCGTCAACATAGCCAGCGGCCATCTCCTCGCGAGCACGATCATGGTCATTCTGGCGCGCTCGATCAAAACGAGCGTTCCAGCGATCATAGTCGGGCTCGGCAACCTCCTCACGTCCCAACTTACGTAAGTAGGCTAACGCCTTGTGGCGGAAGAAGGCCACGTCCGGCTCAGGCGTCGGACGAAGCTGGCGGTTGACAATAGCGCACAGCATGTTTGTCGCGCACGTCAACGCAACATGGGGCAAGTAGCCACCAAAGACGAGACCGACTGCTTTTAGTCCGTCCTTGGGTTTGTCCTCGTCTACTTCACGCGTCGCCACAGTAAAGCCGAGTGTGCAGCCCGCGCCCAACTCACCCAAAGGGCGTTTCGTCACATAGGCAGGCAGGGTGCAGTTCAGCGGACCATCATAGTAAACCGGCAAAAACCGGTCCATCTCATAAAGGCCGCGAACGTCGGCAGACGACGCGTACGCGAAACGAGTCAGCGTGGAGAGTGCGCCAGCAAGCAGGATGACACGCGGCACGGTGTCGTATGTCAGCCAAATGGTGGAAAAGCCACACGACAACGTAGTCAGGGCTACCCACGGCATCTCACAATCAGGGCACACCGCCGCTAAGACGGGGTGCTCGAGAGTGGTGAGGTGCGGGCTGAACAACGACTCACAACCGTACCACGGCCATGGCACCAGACAGAGGAGCGCCACCGCCAACGCGGCCCAGAACGCCCAAATGCCACGAGGCCAGCCTGTCTCGCCACGTGCGCGCATGCCCAACTGGTTGATCAGCGAGCGGCGCGAAAACATGGCGAGCAGCCAAGCGAACGGCACGGACGAGCCGGCGTAGGCGGGGCTCGGTGCGTCAAGAGCCTCCTGCTTCGTCAATTGTTCCTCGATTTCCCAGTCCATCACCGCGGCCGCAATGCGTGTGGCCTCCGACGTCGGCTCATCGCGGCTGATGAGTGATGAGACGTAGTTGAGTTTTGTATCGCTCATCTGTCGTCCCACCAGGGCATCGGCGGCAAGTTTGAAGGAGCCGACGGGGCTGACAAACCAGCCCTTCTTGTCGGTGACCGCAACCTCGCCCGTTGGAAGGCGGACGAGTTTTTGGCCTTGGTGTGCCACAAAGACATTTACAACGCCCGTCTTCAAGAATGGGCGCAAAGACGGCACCTGCATGGGTTGAAGCTCACGCCAGGCCGTCTTAGTGCAGCGAAACCACGTATAAGTGCCGAAGCGCGCCTTTATCTCGGGCTTTACACCCTTGAACGGCATCTGCATCGACAGCCATGCGTGGTCAGGCTCAGTCCATGTGGCACGGCCCGCACATGAAAGCACGTACGAGCCGAGTGAACCAGTGTCCTCAAAAGAGGTCGAGTCGGTTGAACCGACGAAAGTGGCGGTTTGGCCACCAAGTGTCGACACGCTACCATGGTGCACGTGGAGCAACAACTCAACCTGCGTCACACCAGGGCGCATCAAGTACGAGCGAATGGCCGTAGCATCAAGCGGCACGTCCACGGCCAACACGCTCGTGTACGCGCCCTCGTCAAGCTTCGCGTCGTGCTCGCACTCGTCACCACAACAGAACTCGTCGTCCTCGCTGGTGACGCGCTTACGGCAAATGTCCCAGGTGGTAACAGTTTGCGTACGATAGCGCGCTTGCACCTCAAGCGTGGCCGGCGGGCTCGAGCGCGCAGCCATGGCTATCGCGCACGCACGCTCGGCACGATCGTAGCCATGGGCTGACACGCCCACCTTGTCGTTGTTGATAATCGTCAACTGGGGAAAGACCGCCTTGAGGCGGGCATACTCAGCCTCGCCCAACGTCACATCCAAGTCGACAGTCGACACAACGCCGCGGCCCTTAGCCGCGGCAGCGCCACTCTTTGTCGGCGCACTCTCAGCGGATTTACCCTCACCGCTTGGGGCAACATGACGGTAGTTGCATTTCTCGCCTTTCACGCACTTACCAGCGGCGAAAAATTTGCAACTGCCGTCAACAACTGGCGCAGTCGTGCCAGCTGCAGACACACGGCCAGACTTCTTTGGCTTGGCCGTGGTGCCATCCGTGACATTAGATGGCGTTGACGTGGCCGCCGGCACACCACCGGCGGCAACAAGATCGGAAGCTTCTTTGGCAACCGACGT